GGTGTAAATATCAATATTATATAAATGTGTTTTACTACAAAAATTAATCCAACAAAAAAACTAAAGTTTGGTTGTGAAATATGTAGCTTTCCAGTTATTATAAAAAAATATAATTGTCTTCATAAATTTTGTGAATATTGTTTGATTCATATTATATCACCTCAAAATATGTTAAATAAATGTATTATTTGCATAAATCGTGTTGTATAATTTATATTTATTTTGGATTATATGGGAAAAGAGTTAATTCTCTTGTATTATAAATAGAAAAATTTGGGTCATAACAATTTCCCCCCACATTTTGACCGCCTATTTGTTTACTATCATAAGCTAAATTCGGATTAAAATCCGCACTACCTAATTGATCGACATTTCCACCTTTCATTCTTCGACTTCTCATAGTTTTTCTTTTACCTTTTTTCGTGGTTTTTCTTTTACCCTTTTTATAACCTTTTTTCATGGTTTTTCTTTTACTTTTTTTATAACCCTTTTTCATGGTTTTTCTTTTATTATGTCTATTATTTTTTCTTTTTTTTGATTTTCCACCAAATGATTCTTCTTCTATACTTGTATTATTTGAATCATTTAAATTACTGTTATTTGCTAAATCAGACAAATGTAATGAATCATCTGATTCAAAACTATCATCATTATTTGGATTAATATTCATAGAAACATTTTCAATTGTGGTGTTCATAGAATCATCATAATTATTTTCAAAATTAAAATCATCATTATCATCAACATCATCTAAATCATGCATTTCAGAATCATCAGAATTTAATGAAATAATCGATTCATTCAAAGAATCATTTGTATTATTCATGTCATCGTCTATTTGTAAACTATCAATTATTTCTTGAGGTGTAAAATTATTACCTGTATTTGGATTAATTTCCTGTAACGAATTTCTCGCTAATTGAATATTTAATAAATTATTATCAGTTAAAATTTGTATATGTTCGTCAGTAAAACCTAATTCATGTAATTCATTTATTTCCTCATTTGTAAATTCTCCACCTATTTGCTTATTTTTGTCACTTTGTTTTGGCATAATATATTACATTTAGAATAAATATATTATGTTATTATAATTAATTTAAAATCCACCAGGGAAACGAACCAAGTTAGCACCAATACCAAATCCAGCTCCGGATCTAGCAGTGGCTCCCATACTAGGAATATAAGTATCAAGGATACTGAAAGTGGCAGCAGCAGTCAAAGCAATCAAGACAATTTCCTCAATATTTAAGGAACGTTTAGGAATAGCATAAGCAGCAATAGCTACCATCAAACCCTCAACAAGATATTTAATGACTCTCTTTACAAGTTCACCAACGTTAATTAAACCGTTCATTTATATTAAATAATAAGAAAAAAATAATATATATATGCGATAAAAAACTTAAAATTAATTATTTAAAATTATTAAAATGGATCGCTCTAAAGAAAAGAATTCTAAGAAAGGTGGTTTTGAGAGAAAACAAGTTAATGGCAAAAATAATCCTAAATATGTAGATTTACTAGAAGAAGATAAACCGATTGCAGGACAAAAGTTTGTTTGTGTATCTTTTGTTTCTCCCGAAAAAATTCTCAAACAAAGAGAAATGTTTTATTTTGAACAATTCCTAAAGAAGTGGGATTTAAACAAATCAATGGAAAAATTTGTGCAGTTTTTAAATTTTATTTCTTTCAAATATAATGTTTCATTTGATGATATAACCAATGATTTTAAAGAGTTTGTTAAGGAAGAAAAAGATAACTTGTCAAAATCTAATATGGAAGATGATTACAAAACATTTTTGGATAAAAATGAAGAAACCTTGGATAAAGAGTTTGGTATCGCATATAATTTTCAAACTAGCACTAGAGGTTTAAAGATTCGTGGTTCTTATCCTACAATGGAAGAGGCTGAATTAAGATGCAAAATGTTGCGAGAAATTGACCCTAATCACGATATTATGGTTGGACCAGTTGGTATGTGGATGCCTTGGGAACCTGAAGCATACAAGACTGGACGTGTTGAATATATGGAAGAAGAGCTTAACCAATTGATGAGCGAGAAGAATAAAAATGAATCTAATGCCAAATCCGCTTTTGACCAACGAGTTAAAGAATCCAAACAAAAGGCAATTGAGGAAAACATTAAGAATGCTGAAAAATCGGGTAATGCTTTGACGCAAACCATTGATGATCAAGGTAATTTGGTTGGTGTCAACAATGGCAGCACACAAGAGTTCGGGTTGAAGGAGAAGGAGAATATTTCTTCTGCTGATATTTGTATGGAATTGTTCGAAGGAGAGAACATTGTTGTGGGAAAAACGGACAATGGACAGAGCCAATTGGTTAGCGGACCTTTTGCTAATAAGAAATAAAATTGATTTACTTTAATATATTTAAAATACAGAATTAAATATATTAACATGACCACCATAAATGATAAGCCAAATAATATTTATTATACGAACATAGTATTAGATGACGAATTTAAAGAATTAATATATAAAAATATTAAATGCGCACAAGATGTTTTTCATCAATACTACCTACCAAATCTTACTGCATATTCTCCTTATCATGTACCATTGGAAACATATTTTATGAAAAAATATAACAAATCACCTAGTAAACCTGATAAATTAACGTTTTTATTATTATTAACATATCCAATTCATATATTAAAAACTTTTAAATCTGTTAGAGATATAAAACTAACATTTAGGTCTGAACAAAGTGATTTTGAAATTTTTGGTGAAAAAATATTAACAAAAAATAATATAAATGAATATAATAATGATGATTTTGAAGAAGGATTTGTAAATACATGTATATGTTCAAAAGGAATACAAAATATATTTATTCTTAAAAATAAATATAATGATATTACATTTCAAGTTGGTTGTGATTGTATTGAAAAAAATGGTTTAGTTAGTAAAGAAGAAATTAAAATACATAAAACAAAAGTTGAATTATTACGGGAACATGAAAAAGAAATAATGAATAATAAACCTGAAGGTTATTATGAAAAATTAAGACAAGAAGAAAAAATAATGAGACAAGAGGAAAAAATAATAAAACTAGAAAATAAATTAATGCTAAATGAAGAAAAAATATCAAAAAAAAACGAACAATATATTAATAAAGAATTAAAAAGATTGAATAAGAATTTATCAGGCAGTTATTTAAGTAAAAAATGCTATTTTTGCAAATCAGATACAATTTTTAAAAATACTGAAATTGTTCTATTATGTTCTAAATGTTGTAGTCAAGAACAAAAAGAAAGAAAGAAAATAATAAATTATGGTATAAAAAATATTAAAGAATGTACAAAATGTAATCATTATTTTGAAAATAAAAAAAATTTCTTTAATAAATTATGTGATACTTGTTATCAACTTAAAGAATGTATAAATTGCGAGAAGGATTTTAATGGTGAAAATGATTTGTGTTTAGAATGCGAAATAGTATATAAAATTAAAAAATGTTTATTGTGCCCTTTTAACTTTATTGTATCTCATAAATGTAATGATTTATATTGTGACGAATGTGATAAAACTTTAATAAAATGCGTAGATTGTAAAACAAATATGTTAAAAAAATCATGTAATAATACTAGATGTGCAAAATGTCATAATATATTTGTTTATAAAATAAGAGTAAAAATATGTGAGTATTGTGATGATGAATTTGAAATAAAAGAACATGAAACATGGAAAACATGTTGTAGCGAGTGTTATTTTGATAACAGAAAATTAGAAACATGCCAAGATTGTGATGAATATTTTAAAAAAATGAAAAATGAAACTTGGAGAACACGTTGCGGTCATTGTTACTATAAAAATAAAAACAAAAATAGTGTTACATCTTGTTAACTTTATTGCTATTTAATTTACACCCTTGAAGATTTAAAATGGCACGCTTAATATAATTTTTATCTATTTATTATATGAAACATAAAAGCCCTGATTATAAATTGTCTGCCGTTAATTATTACTTAAATCATGAAGTCGGTTATGACAATACTTGTAAAATTTTTGATTGTAAAAAATCCTCACTTTACGAGATTGGATTAAAAGATATAAATATTCTAAAAATCTTACAAGAAGCAATAACTCATCAGGGTTTTTACACCTTTTAACATTTCAAACGCCGATTATTTATAAATAAATTTCATAAATAATTAAAAAGAAAATTGATTTATTTTTTCTTTAATTTAATATAAACAAAAATCATTAACCTTATACATTCAAAAATGAGAACCGAGATTGAAACATATTTAAATTCTTTACCTGAAGATATATTAATTATTAATATTAGTAATAAGGGTATTAGATCTTTACCTGATTTAACAAGATTCAAAAATCTAAAAAAATTATTTTGCTATAATAATAAATTAACTTCTTTGCCTACTTTACCTCATAATCTACAATATTTAAATTGTTCTAATAATCAATTAACTTCTTTGCCTACTTTACCGCAAAATCTAAAAACATTAGATTGTAAACGTAATCAATTAATTTCTTTGCCAACTTTACCACAAAATCTAGAAGAATTAAATTGTTCTAATAATCAATTAACTTCTTTGCCTACTTTACCGCAAAATCTACAAAATTTATATTGTGATCGTAATGAATTAACTTCTTTGCCAACTTTACCGCAAAATCTAGAAGAATTATGTTGTTCTAATAATCAATTAACTTCTTTGCCGACTTTACCACAAAATCTACAATATTTATATTGTCATCGTAATCAATTAACTTTGTTGCCGACTTTACCGCAAAATCTAGAAGAATTATATTGTCATCGTAATCAATTAACTTCTTTGCCAACTTTACCTCATAATCTAGTTAATTTAAATTGTTTTAATAATCAATTAACTTCTTTGCCTACTTTACCACAAAATCTACAAAAATTATATTGTTCTAATAATCAATTAACTGTGTTGCAGACTTTACCTCATAATCTAGTTAATTTATTTTGTTCTAATAATCCTATTTACGAAATAGTAAATAATTATAGTTTGATTACAATAAAACAAAACATACAAACATTAAATAATTTTCGTCATTTGTATTATTGTTTAAAATTCAAAAAACCATTAAGAAAATGGTTATGGGAAAAGGTAAGACATCCAAGAATTATGAGAAAATATCATCCAAATCATTTAGTTCAAAATTTAAGTGATGACGATGATTTAGATGCAGTATTAAATAATTGGTAATAATAAATAATCGGCGTTTGAAATGTTAAAAGGTGTAGAAGAATTCCCAAAATCAAAATTTACATGCCTTGAAATAGGCAAACCTTGAAGTTTCCTTTCATTTTACATAGAAGGGTGCGGTTTTAAATCTTCAAGGGTGTAAATAACACTATAATAATAATCATCTATTATAATTTTATTTTTAACACAACGACTCATCTTTGCTGCCGATATACCTTCTAGTTCAGCCGCTTTTGCAATTGTATCCCATGTCGCTAATAATACATCACTTTTTACTTCTCTCTTATACACTTTTTTACCAGTTGATGATATAAGTTTAGGTTTATAATCATATTGTTTTAAAGACAATCCGTAATATCCTTCATTATTCCCTTCAGATGTCCACACAGTTGCCTTTAAAGCGTAAGACGAATCATTTAAATATTCTTTTATTTCTTTCATATCATTTTCTGTCAATTCTTTTTTAACTGATATTTTCCATTTTTGATATTCAGATAATAAAACAGAATTTAATATTTTACCACAATCTGAAAATTGACATACTTGAAATAAAAATGTTTCAACATTAGAATTTTCTTTTGTTTTTTTATATTCAACAGGCTTTAATTTTATACCAATATATCCGTGATTTCCTTGAATACGTTTTGGTTTAAATCTTATGTCCAAATAATTTTTTAATGCATGAAATGTTTCTTTTGTAGGTTTAACTTGACTCCATAAACGGTATCGTCCTTCTATATTTACAGATAATTCTTCTACATCTGTTCGTACAATACAAATACTATTTACAAACTCATTGAATTTTTTATTTATATCATCTTCAGGCAATAATACATTTTGATATACAGATTGATTCTCATTATTAACAGAATTAATTATTTTTTGATTTTTTTCTAGTAAATCATTTAACTCATTAATTTTAAGATTTTTTTCAATAATCATAAGTTCTTGACTTTTATTTTTCTCTCTCAATTCCCTATTTTCATTTTCTAATTCTTCATTTTGTTTCATTAATCTGTTAAAATTATCTATACTATAGGTTTTAGAATGTATAATATCTTTGATGTGTTTAGTTAATTTATCAATAGTAAAATTAGTTGCATCATATGCTATTATTTCTGTTTTGTTTTTTCCATTTACTTCAAGTGTACGAATTTGCCTTTTGATTTTTGGGTATGTTTTAATTAAATTTTCTATTTCCACTTTATTTTGAACTCTAAATGCTTCTACTAAAATAAAATTTATATATTTTTTACGATGGTCTAATATTCTAGTAGCTAAATCATTTGTGTGACCAAATTTAATTAATGTTTCATTTTCTTCATTAGTATTATCAATTGTACCAAAATAAATACATTCTGTATTTAATGGAAATTGAACAATTATTGCTTGTTCTACTGCTTTTTGTTTTTCTTTTTTTGAAGTTTGCAATAATTGTTGTTTTTCTTGTTCGGAACTTTGTTTTATTTCCAAAATAATATTTTCTTTTTTCTCTAATTGGACTCTTAATTCGTCAGTCTCTTCTTCTACGATTTCATGTAAAACATCTTCCATTTTAATATAATATTCATGAATTTCGGATGCTTTTTTTGTTTGAGCTTTTAAACAAAGTGATTTAAAACATTTTATTGTTAATAATATAGTTTGTTTATTGTGTCCGCCCCATTTTTCATTATTAGAAACCGCTCCTCCAAATTGAGGAGCAAGATTTTTATAATCTATGTCTAAATTAAAATGTTTTTCTAACATCCTCATAGCGTTATATTTTTGTTGAAATCCTAACCATTTCCATATGTTATCTAAATCAACTACAAAATCTATATTTTTATCATAATTTAAGTAGCAATAAAAACTACTTACAAATAATTGTGATTCAAAATCAGTAAAATTATTCTTAATTTTATTTATTAATTTGTTATTATAAGCGTTTGACAGTTTAGAGATTGGGTTTTTCTCTATGAGTTCTACGATGTTAAGTTCTTGCATCTTATTATATACTTTATAATAGGATACTCTTTAAGTTATTATTCTTGTTTATTTAATTTAAAATCAATAATTATAAAAGCATGTTCTTACTTTCTACCATTTATTCGCTTTTTTAACGCTAATTTTTTGTCCTGCTCCACGTTTCTTAACTGAATTAGGGTCATATTGTTCTTCTTCATCATCATCTTTCATTCCTTTAGAGAGTTCCCAAAACTCTTTAGAGCCTAATCTGAAGTCACCGTGGTTATCAGCTTTATACCAAAACACTTGATCGTGCAGTTTATTTGATTTGGAGTTATTATTTATAACTAGACACTCATAATTTTCGGTGCATTGATCCATCACTTGACAAAAGCTCTCAAATGTTGGAAACATACCCGCATAATTCTCATATATTCTTTTTCTATTTGCTATGTAATTTTCTCGAAGAATAAAAACATAATCTATGTTGGTTCTCAGTGTGGGTGGAATACCGAGAGGATATTGCATTGTGATGACTAACATGACCTTCCAATGTCTCCCGTTCATGAAGAGTAAACGCATCATTTTATCACGTGTCCACGTGTTGTCATATAGACAATCATCTAAAATAACAAATGCGCGTGGGTCAATTGTGCTGCGTTTATAAGTTTCCATTTCTTTTTTAATTTGTTTCAACACAGTGCGTTGTCGTTTCAAAATATTTTCAATAATCGCTGTATTATATTCATTGTGCACGAATAATTTTGGTACCATTTTGGCGTAAAACCCGTTTCCTTCTTCTGTGCCTGAAATAACGGTTCCAATAGGAATTTCTTGTTGATAATAAAGTAAATCTCTGACCAAAAATGATTTACCGGTATCACGTTTTCCAATTAATACAACAACAGGTCCTTTATTTTCATTCGGTTTGAAACTAATGCTTTTCATATCAAATTTTTTTAATTCTAGTGTCATATATTATATTTAATTTTTTAAATACAATAAAAAACGAATTATTTTTTATGTCTTCTAGACCTTCTAGATTTTCTAGATTTTTTATTTCTTCTAGTTCTTCTGTTTTTTCTTAATCGTTTACTACCACCTCTTGATGGCATTTCACTCAAAGCGACACTAGAATATTTTCTTACTAAATCAACATATTCGGGAAAATAAAAAAATCTATGTAATCCTTTAGTATAAGTTTCTATTTCCATTTCTATACCTTCTTTCGGACGAACAGTTGTATGTTTCATTCGTGATGTTTCTTCATCTCTTTCAGATTCACGTTTTATTTCTCCATCAGATAAAAAAAATTTTTTTATAAAATTTACAACAACTTCATTAGCAGTTTGTTTTGTTTCATCACTGCGTTGTTCTTCTAATGCTTGAATACATAGTAATAGTTCTGATAATTCTAATGGTGTTTCTTTTTGAGGAACTGCAACACAAGCACTTCCATAAGATGATAATATGCTAATCATACTATCACGTATAATTATAGTAAAATAATGACTTATAGTTCCATAAGGGTATTGTCTACGATCGAATTCTAATGGATCTTTAACAAGCGCCATAATAAAAAAAGAACTGCGTTTTGGATCAATAATCAATGATAAATTAGAACTATCTACAGCTAGATAATTCATATATGTTGGATTATTTCTAATAAATTCATATAACGCCTTTTCTGAATGATCCATGCATTTATCATATGCTGCAATTAGAAATTTGACAATATAATTTAAAATTTGTGGAGAAACTGCTCTATTTAATTCAGGTTTCCATATTAAACAAATTAATGTATTTACTACTTGTGATATTTTACAACCTATAAAACCTTTTTTACTTCTTGGTACTGGTCCATCTCTACTTTGAACCCGTCTAAATATATCCTGATAATTTGGGTTGTCTACTCGAGGTAATAATCCTGTAGAATCAGGGATTGGTTCATTTAAATTATTAAATTCTATTCTAAACGCCATTATAATATAATAAAATAATAAATAATAAAATAATAAATAATAAATAATAAAATAATAAATAATAAAATAAGTTAAAAACTCAGATAATTTATATATTAATTAGCTAATGATAAACGTTAACTATCAAAAAAGAAAAAACCTAGAGCTTTTTAAAAGTTTAGAAAACCCTGATTTACTCTTTCTCTCTAAAACACAAAATTACATACCAATTTATAATAAATTTTTTAGCTTGAATGAAACAAATTTTAATAATATAAATTTAAATCATAAATGGTATATTTCATCAATAAACGAATCAAATGAATATAATAAAAATTTATATAATTGTCGCATTAAAAATATAAATAATAATAAGGTTAAGGAAAAAGATATTTTCTTTAAAATGGCGCCATTATTAGATCCTTTCAAATTTTTAATTGGAAAATATAATGTAAATGATGAAAGTATTTTTGGTTTGCCAAATATTAATTCAGATGAAAATAACTGTAATAAAAAATTCTTAGATTTTAATAATTCTGCATATGTTGATGGGTTGTTTTTATTTTTATCGAGTAATCTTATTCATAACTATAATTTTAATCATGGTGTTGATTATTATGGTTCATTTTTAGCTATTAAAAATGAGTTTATATTGAATGTTTACGATGATATTGATTATTTGAATAATTCGGATTATTTTAATAAAAATAAAAATAATTTGTTCAAAATTGATAATTATGATCATTTATTTCAATTTCAAAATGAAAACGCTAAATTGAAACCTATTAAAATAGAACATAATTTAAGTGAAAAATCAAATTTATCAATTAAATCTTTAAATGATGATATGTTTGAAGATGTTTTTGTTAATGAAGACAAAATAGTAAATTTATCTGATTTAAAAGACGATGATTATCTACTTGTTGATATTACAAATACAAAAATAGTCAATGATAATGAGAATAATGTCACATTAAAATCGACTTCTACGTGTTCATCGCGAACATCTTACACTAATGATGATGATATAGTTGAAGAAAAATGCGAAAATTGCGGAGATTGTGAAAATTATGAAAAAATAGAGGAATGTGATGAATTAAATGATGACACAAGTTGGGAAGATGAAGAAGAAGAGGAAGATGAAGAAGAAGAGGAAGAGGATGAAGAAGAGAGAATTAATGCAACTATACCAAAATTTCCCGTTCAAGTTATTGGCATGGAATATTGTGAAAGCACATTTGATGATTTAATATTAAATAATGATTTAAACGACGAAGAATGGTTTTCTGCTTTTATGCAAATTATAATGATTTTAATAACTTATCAGAAAGCATTTTTTTTTACTCATAATGATTTACATTCAAATAATGTCATGTATAATAAGACTGACAAAAAATATATTTATTATTGCTATAAAAAACAATATTATAAAGTGCCTACATTTGGAAGAATTTTTAAAATTATTGATTTTGGCAGAAGTATTTACAAATTTGACGGAAAATTATTTTGCAGTGATAGTTTTCAAAATGGAAATGATGCAGCAACACAATATAATACAGAACCTTATTTTGACGAAAAGAAACCACGTTTAGAACCAAATTTTAGTTTTGATTTATGTCGTCTTGCTTGCTCTATTTTTGATTACGTTGTAGAAGATATAAGCGAAATTAAAAATATAAAAAAATGTGACCCTGTTACACGTTTAATTGTAGAGTGGTGTTTAGACGATAAAGGTATTAATATGTTGTATAAAAATAATGGATTAGATAGATATCCTGATTTTAAATTATATAAAATGATAGCACGATGTGTTCATAATCATACTCCTCAAGCTCAATTAGAGAGACCTGAATTTAAAGCATTTTCGAATTTTAAAGGAGATATTCCAAATGATGTTATAGATATTGATAAAATACCCGTTTTATTTTAAAACATACCAAACTTGTAAACTGAATTAAATAATAAAATATTTGTTTTATTATTTAGTTAATACGCATTGATCTAAAACTCTGGGTTATCTGTAAATACTGGTGTTACCACAGAACTGCTTCCTCCATCTTGCATAATAGGTTTCAGCTGCTCTAAAATAAAATATCCTGATACGACACTTAAATATACTAAAAGTGTGTCTCTAATTAATAATTTTAATGGTTTTGATTCTTTTTCAATAAATCTCATTTCAATAAATTTTGATATAATAAAAATAACAGATATTACTGCTGCTATTATAAAAATATTATCCATTTAAATTAGTTGTTGTATATTTTATTTTTATTTTTACGCAATTTAATCTAAAACTTCTGCATCAATTAATAAATCAGGAAATAATTCCAATTTAGGTTCATCAATTACATGAATATCCATTGAATCTAAAGTAATTGATTCACTAGAAATGGTTAATCTTTCATTATCATCATCATCAGCTTCATATAATTTTCTTTGTTCTGCTCTCATATTACTAATTTTTTCTAAATTTTCAACTGTTTTTGGTACCGTAATAGGAACAATATTTCCGTTTCCGTTTGAAACAAAATCAGTATCGTTAAATGATAATCTGTTATTTGTAGCATTAGTATTTGTAGCATTAGCATTTGTAGCATTAGTAGCTGCAGTATTTGTATTAGGAGTTTGTTTAATAGTTTCTTCAATTACTTGTTCTTTAATTTCTTCAGTAACATCTTCTTCAACCGTTTCATCCATATAAGCCTTTAATATTGCTTCAACTGGAATACTTTCTCTCAGTGTATTTAAAATGCATTCTTGGACAATTATTTCTATCTCTCTATAATTTTTTTGAATATTTAACGGAGGAATGCTAATTTCAAACAAATATACATTTTTGTATACCTTTCTTGCTACATTTACATAAATTTTATGAATAAAATCATCTAATTTAGGAATATTAATATCTATTTTTTTTTGTTTTTGTCCAACACGCATAGCAGTAAGTATTTTAAGTTGAATAATATGAACACAACTAACCAAATCTTCTAAATAAGAACAGCCTGATTTTTCACAAATCCTTTTTCTCTCTGTTTCGATAATTGTAGAGTTCCATTTTGGTATTCTTGAAATAAAATTTTGGAATGTCATTAGATATTTATCCATTTCTCCATTATCCTTGCATAATTTTATAGCTTCCTCTAAAATAGATTTGTAACCGTCAATAATTAATGGCGTTAAAATTGTAATTAATCTCGCACCCCATTCATTTTTTGATTCGTGAAGCGAACTTACGTTAAAATCATCCATATTACATAAAACTTATATTTTCTAAAGAGAGTTCTGAACTTAAAAATACAAAATTTAATATAAATAGTATTATCAATTTTTCATTTCTAAATTCTTTTCTAACACGGTTAAATGCTAATAATAATTCATATCTTTTTTCAATTGTTAATAATGATTCTAAAAATTTTTGATTTTCTATTAAATTAATTATATCTAATCCACTATATCCTTTTTCATATAACTTGGTACAAAACAACATAAGATTTTCTATTGTTATTTTTTTATTCATCGTTTTTATTAATTCTTTTTTTAACCATTCTAATCTATTTATTTTTATATTTTTTATATTAAATGTTTCATCTAAATTGTATTTATAAAGATTAATTATATTGTCATTTATAACAGGTTCAGGAACATAAATTTCACAAAAACGCGACAATATTGGTTTCATTAGGTTATATTTATCTTCTGCTACAATAAAAAATCTTGTATTGTGACTAAACAATTCAATACATCTTCGCAAAGCAGATTGTGCATCCATTGTTAATTTGTCTGCATTTAATAATACGATACTTTTAAAAGTATTTCCACCATTTGAGTTTATATGTGTTTTAGCAAAAAATTTTAATTCTTCTCTAATAAATTTAATACCTTTACCATGTGAACAATTTACATACATAACAAATGTTTTAATTTTTTCCTTATTATTATCATAAATTTTATGTATAAATTCATTTACAATTGTTCGTTTACCACTACCGGTCGGTCCATGAAAAAGTATATTTGGTATTTTATGGATTAAATGAAAGTATTCTAGTTTTTCTTTTATAGATTCATGAATAATTAATGACATTATAGACTTACTATATTTTGAAAAGTGTTTTTATATTTTAATATAACGTAATTAATATATAAAAAATAAAATACAAATATAATATTTATGCATGTATTTATAGTTATATTTTATCATACTTTTCAATATAATTAACAAGAAATTTGTAATATTGTTCATATGATAAAATTGGTATATTATCATTTTTATTTATTTCGGTTAATGAAACATCAAAATTTATAATTTTACGATCCAAAGCTTTATGCATTAATTGTTCTATTTCTAATTCTCTGTTGGGTTTAACACGTAATTGTAATGATAATTTATTGAACGGCAAACCATTATTATTGCAGTTGTCTACAATATATTCAAAATCATTTGCATTTAAAGTCCCGCACGTATCCGATAAACAAATATTATCTACTTTCATTTTGTTTATTTCTAATAGTCTATTAATTATAAAATTATTATTTATTTTACCATTAATCGGACATTCATTTATACAAGAGACATATATTTTTACAAAAGGAGGATACTTTATATTTAGATTTTCATCAAAATTGTACATCATTTCATATATTTCTTGATCTGAATTTTGTAATGATGTTTGTGTTGTTTCATTGTGGAAACTTTCTGAAATAGATGTTACAAATGAAATATTATTTAATTTTTTATAATCCATAAAGTTATCAATTTTTTTAAAAAATTTTGTATTAGGAACAAAAATAAAATTATCCATTTTTCTATTTAATAAACCATTCAATTCTAATAATTCTATTTGTAAACTAGTTTGATGTTCCTCAATATAATTATATAATATTACAACATCTGTAAATAAAGGCAACAATTTATCAGTTACAATAGAACAAATTTCGATGCCATTTGGTTGATATTTTAAACAAATTTTATGATATAAATCTAATTGTTTAAAATAAAACCTAGAGTTAAAAATAGGTTGATTTATTTTAAAATTATGTAATTTATTTTTTAAAGTTACATCAAATGGTTTTGGATTACCTAAATGATTATAAATTTTATTGTATTTCAAATTTGTTAATCTCCAATTTTTAAAAGAAGGAGCACAAATTGGATATATATTTTTTAATGTCATTGTTACTTAATCTAATGTTTAAATCTTTAAATATATTTAATAAATTTATTACAATAAAGCATTTTAATTATTTTGTATAAAAATAAAATTGAAACAAAATAATATATAATCAATAACTTTATAATTACAAGATGAACACAATTGAAGAATCAACCCCACAATTTGAAATTATTATTCCTATTCCTGATTGTTTTGTTGCATCAATTTTAAAATTATCAAATGGTAAAAATGGTCATGGAGAGAGCAGACTTTATATTGGAGACAATAACCAAATTAATAATTATATATGTCAAAAACAATGGAAAATTAATTATCCTGAAAATTATAAGGAAGAAATCTCTGAATTATTAGATGATCAAAATAGTTTTTCAAAAATTTGTAATAATAGAAAAGAATTAGTTTATCAATCAATTGATGAATGTTCCGATAAGATGTTAGAAATTGTTCCTCAAAATGGTGACAAAGATGTAAGAAGATATTATATTGGACCAAATAAAAGTAATGACGCAAATAAAAAATTATTTAATAAATTTAGAGCAACTTTAATTCCAAAACAGTTTTCAATAAAATTAACAGAAAAAGAGACCTATTTTGAGTGTTTTATTATAAAAAATGATGTAATTGAAAAAAAGAAGAAATCAAAAAAATCGTCCAATGCATGCAAAGAATTTTTAACATATACATCAAATAAATACTGTATAGAAATACAAGATGAAGATAATAAAGGCGAATTTGCACTTAGAAATCCTAAAAATGGATACTTTTGGCCAGTAGATGGTTACCATAAATGTGAAATACATGAATGTAATGGTAATGCAGACTCACCTTGTCCTTTTAATAATCACGTTTGGGAATTTCAAGGTGATTATTTTCATGGAAATCCTAACAAATATTCAGCAAACGATACATTTCACGGTGTAGATTAT